AGGTATATACATCGCTACCTGCCGACCAATGTTCGGATCGTAGTAAACCTTTTTGAACGCAGAACCCGCCAGACCAAGACTATAAAGTAACCGCTCATGCTCCGGCCTGTACTCGACCATGCGCTCTGTAAGCTCGTAGTTCATGTCAGCTTTGACACGCTGCGCGGCTTCGTCCTTGTCTTTGGTCTCTTCTCCTAAGATCTTAACTCGAACTGGGCCTGCGGCGGGGAAGGTCTCACTCATTGTCTCGGCTTGAAAACGTATAGCCGCCTCAGCTAAGACAGTAGAGTACACACCGCAAGCCCCTTCCCACGGGTCATTACGTTCTTCGTACTTGAACCCGAGGACATCGAGACCTTTTACAAAAGCGTCTGCCCAATCTTTTCTACTGGATACATCGCTATCTATATCACCTATAAGACTGTCTGACAGTTCGTTGAGCACAGAGTCATCTAGCACTTCAGCCAGATTGTCATCAAACTCAACCATGTCACCTACGTCTGCGTCAGGAATGATGGTTACCTCGACGCTGCCGTCATCAAGAGTAACCATCTCAGGATTAACGATCTCTATTTCAAGATCTTCCTCCTGTTCCAGAGATTCTTCTTCTATCCCTATCGGGGCCGAATATAGTCCTTTCTCTACTGCCATTAGTAATACCCACCCCTGCGTTGTTTGAAGTACCGTGTCTCCTCCGGCTCATCAGTGGGCAAGCGTATAAATCCACCTTGTCTAAATCGCATGAGTGCCATAACTGTTGAGTCAACTAGGTCATCATGGCTCATAAACGGAAAACCTGCAATTTCTTCTATTACCTCTTCTGCCCACCGTGTAGGAGGAACCCACACCAAACCAGACGCTACAATATCAGATACTGAATTTAATCGCGCAAGTTTATCACCTGATCCTCTGTGAGGGGTATACTCAGATACGGGTAGTCCCATGCGCCTCATCTCCTGATACAAGGCCGTACCCGAACTCTTCTTCTCCACTATAAATGCGTCTGGCTCCCACTCGGCATATTCATCCATAGCTAAGTCTTTCAGCTCTGGGAACTCCAGCCTCTTCTTTATACTGTTAAGTAGGATGATGTTGTACGCTTCGTTCTCTTCATTAAGGAACACACCCCACGTAGTCAATGCTGTATAGTCAGCTCTGTTATGTGATTCTGCCGCTGCGTCCAACGACATAATAATATATTCGCAAGACGGTGGATTACCTTGCTCCCACATCTGCCACCACTCGCGTTTGACCAGCGCGGCTTCTTCTGCTGTCGGCTCCTGCTGATACTGAGCGTTCCATTGGAATGTGGGCATAGATGCCTTAGTACGGAGGAGTGCTTCGAGGTCAAAGAACTCAGGCCATAACGGTTTCTGAATCATCTCGCCTGTTTCTTCGTCATCAATATCCAAAATCGCCGGGAACTCCACCACTTCATACTGGTCTGCCCGCTCATTCTGCATCATGTCCTTGGTCACACGCCCAGTAAGATCGTCCATGTGCCAGCGTGTCTGTATGATAGCTACCCGACCACCGGGCATGAGACGAGTTCGCGCACCAAACGTAAACCAATCGTATGCTTTGGCAAACACCTCAAAGTTACCATTGATGACATCCTGTTCTGAGTGTGGGTCATCCACCAACAATAAGTCTGCTCCTCGACCAGCGATAGATGAGCCAATACCACAGGCGTAATACTCGCCACCTGTGTTGGTATTCCACCTTCCGGCTGATTTTGAGTCGATTGCAAGACTAACTGTAGGGAATATAGTCTTATATTCGTCTGTCGCAATCAGATTTCGTACTTTCCTACCAAAATCTACCGCCAAATCGGTGGTATGCGACACCATCATCACTTTCTTGTTAGGATTTCGCCCTAGAAACCACGCGGGATACATTATAGAAACTAGATTCGACTTACCGTGACGAGGCGGTATGTTTACACATATCCTATCCTTGTCTCCCTGCTCGATTGCCATGAGCATATCGGCTAACAGACGGTGGTGTTTACCCACAATGAAGTCTGACTGCATTCTTTTACAGAACTCTATAAGATCATCCCTAGCTGATTGGTTGGCTCGACGGTCTGCAAGCTCGTCTACGATCTTATCTATCTCAAGGATCTCTTCCTCAGTGTACTGATCCAAGTTATTGAGCATCTGCTCAACTTCTTCTTCCGTAAAGTCGAGGGCTGGCTCAGTCATCGTAGTCGTCTAGCTCCCCTAGTTCTTCTTCTATGTTGATAACTTCATTATCTATCACCACAGCCTCTTCAACTTCTACAGGATTTACTAGCTTCTCCAGCTTAGATCGCAACTTATTACGTAAATCGTCCGTGGACTGATGAGTTATCGTTACTTCTGACTTCTCAGCGAACAATCCTACGTCTGATATCTTACCCAACAGCTCCAAAGCACGTATTCGTACCCTTGGATCTTCGTTTTCAGACTCTAACAGCAGCTTATTTGTGACTAAATGGCGTATCTGGGTCGCACTTTCTGCAACTGAACTACCAAATTCCTGCAAAATCGCGTTTGTCAGCACCAAAGAGGCGGGTGTTAGCTTCGCTAAGTTCTTATCAGAGGCTTTCTTTGACGTTTTTTCGGGATTATCGGCGTATGCGGCTGCTAATCTGGCCGCGGTCTCCTTATCTTCCTCGTTAGGCTCTATATCTAGGCCGTGTTCTGCCAACTCTAGCGCGGTATTGCAGGCTGCTTCTGCATTAGTCTTAAGATCTTCGTATGGTTTATCTTTATCCAACGGTACGCCGATCTCGGGTTCCAGCATTATCGTCATATTTTCGCTGACCTGTGGTCGTTCTGCGAAATATACATAAAAAATAATTTTTTACCAATAACCGTGGGACTCCAAAGGGGGGTGTTTCCATATATTAGGGGGGTGGGGGTCGGAACTCAGAGAAAACAGATTTGTTTGAGAAAATTAGTATTACTACACGCGCATGACCAACAGTCAGTCAAGTGGGACATGGGTAGGGGGTGGGGTAAATCTGGTGGGAAAACCACCAAAAACCGGACATCTTATAGGTGAAATCTAAAACCATGTTAGGTTTATGGGGTCGGCGAGGGATTGACTGTCTCTCAACGATGTCCGCGACCGGACCATACCGGTTACGGGCGGACTTACTAAAGGTATCATTATTATGAACCAATTAGTCAAAGATGGTGACGCATCACAAAACGTTAATGGTGACGCATTAGAAAACGTCGAGGGTACCAATGAATTCGTTTCATTGGAGTGCGTGTTAGATGCCGCTACTGAATCCGGCGAATCGGGACAGGCCGATGTGAAAGCTCATAACAACCTTATGAACGCTATCATCGATCATAACCGTGACCGTGAGCCAGACGAAGATGGCAACTACCTCAACGGCTATCCGATTCATTCCTATATGTTACAAAAGAGTAACTGGGACGGTATGGATAGTGCGATGGCGGCGCACGCCAGATCTGTGACAGCACAGATGCAAGCGAGCTTTATTAAAGGTGCTCTCACGGCTATCGAGTGCGAACATACGTCGGTTATTCTATCGACGTGGTGGACGTGCAATGGCTCCGGTCCTAAGATGAAAAAGATCTTAACCACGGGACAGTATGCGGCCTATAACGATACCCGACCGGTATGGCATGGCAAAATGTCTACACTGATCAAATCGTTATCGACTCACGAAGATGATGAACGCAAATTGGAGCTGCAACTATTGCAGGAACAAGGCGAAACATTGTCTGAAGAGGATGAACTGTTCCTTAATCCACCGCTGCCCAATCTGGCTACGGCATTGGTTAAGAGCTTTGCATCATGGGAAGCCGAGCTACAAAAGGATCCCGACGATCTGAAGTATGACATACCGAAAGGTATTGATGTGACAGATCTCGTTAAAGAACTTAGATCATTCTGTAACTATGTTGCTGAACGAGATGTCGAGGCGTCCGAGCTTTTAGTCGCGAAACGACTGAAGCAAAATGTGAATCTGGACAAAACAGTGGTTACCACTGAGGTGACAGATACACCTACATCGTAGCAATTACGATCTTAACTGTGGGGGTGCCGTGTGCACCCGTCCACATTAACTAACTAACTAGGGGAATCATTATGATTCGGTATTATCTTTCCTTCCTCGGTGGGTGGTTCACCAATTTGGTGATCATCATGGGGTTCAACTATCTAGGCGATTCTTTCACATGGGGTCTCCACCCACTACTCGGTGGGATGCTGGCAGGTGGTGGGTTGATCCTACTATTCTGGGGTGCACCTATGTACCTCATGGCATCATCCGACGAATGCCGAGAATGCAGTGGCTATAAGAAGATAGCCAAAAAATATGCTGACGAACTGAGAAGATTAAGAAGTTCATTGAAGAAAGCATAGTTCAAAAGGGAGTGCCGTGTGCATTCCCTTTGAAACCAGTGAAAGGCTTTGCGCCGCGCCACGCTTCAGTTGCGCCGAGCCTTTGAAACCAGTGAGAAGTATAGCTCCGAGCCAACCCGCCTGTATTTCTGGTGGTCACCACTGTAAATTTTCTGGTGGCTCACCACCAAAACCATAAATATCTTTTTTCTGAAACCAGTGAAAAGCTCTGCGCCGCGCCAAATTTCTGGTGGGGTAGCACCAAAAAAGCAAATGTTCCGGCTGAAAGCCCCGTCCTACCTACATTGTTCGTTTTTTTTTGTAATGTTCCTGCAATGTTCTAAAAAAATTACTACAAATGAAAGCTATCAGAAACTATCATCTAGTGTCACCTAGTTGTATCTACTATCTATCTATCTACATAATAATAATAATAATTGTAATGTTCTAAATAGGGTAACCCCTACGCCAACATTTTGAGAAAAAATAAAAAACTGTCTGTCTGACCCTTCTTTTGCGTAAAAAACTTTTTCTAAATGTAGTGTTCGACCCACCCATTTTTTAGAACATTAGAACATTCTTTGCAAATCAATGACTTAGCTCGTTTACAAAAAGAACATTACAGTACATTACGGTACAATACAGTACAGTTCACTATCTGATACTTTTTAGTGTATGACACTACGTCCTGTAACCCCTTGACATATCCTGATAAATATGTTATAATAGTTACTCGCAAGGTCATTTCCAAATTTTGACTTTGTGTGTTTTTTCTTAACATCTTAAAGGAGATCATTATGGTTCGTAGATACAAGCCGCCACGTAAGCCTCGCAAACAGCGCAGACCGTGGAAGCAGCTTTCGGTGGATTACACACCAAATTCTCAGAGATGGATGGATGACCATTCGGAGCAGTACCCATCTCGTGAGCCTATCAAATGCGCCACTGGCAAAGTCAGTCGGATCGAGTACGAGGGTAGCTACACTGTAGCCCCTGCCTACAACAAGGGAGCCTATCAGGTTATCCCTGCAAGTGACATTGAATATATCGGGAGGTAAGAGATATGACAGCGATAGATATAAGAGGGCCGCAAGGTAATGCGTTTGCCCTAATGGGTACGGCAAAGAGTCTGGCTAAACAGCTAGGTTACGATGCAGATGAGATCGTAAACGAGATGATGCAAGGTGACTACGAGCACTTGCTAGACACATTCGAGAAGCACTTTCCAGTTGTTGAATTAATCGGTCGAGATGAGGAGGATTACGATGAGTGAAGATAACGAGTACATTTGGAACGGCAACGTGAGCAGTGGGGTCAGTCCTAGATCCCTAACCCCTGTGGATAACTTTGCTGGTGATAATCAGGATCATAAAGATCTTAACGGACAATCTCCTACCGAGGCAATTTCTACAAGCGAGTTGGCAGACTTCTCCGAATCTGGTGTAGAAGCACCAACAATTATCACCGCCATGTGCGAGGTCAAGTTCCACAAGGGCTACTGGAACAACAAGCGCAGAGATCAGAAAGCATCTGCACAGGTAAAGAAAGCCAACGGTCTATCCATCGGCGACAAGGATCTGGATACTAGGAAGACACTGTTACCTAACTGTGCACCTCTCAAAGAAGCTATATCGATAGCCAACGCAGCCCAAAACCTGTTCTACAAAAAGACCTACCCTTGGACTCGTGGCGGTGCGTTTGTGATACCAAACGTGGAGTTACCCGATCTCATACAACAGATAACCGACTCACAGCATAGGTTCTATGCGAAGCGTGATGAATTTATCGATGCCTATGACGATGCGGTAATCGATGAGCAAGTCAGACTGCAAGGCAGTATCGACACTCTGTTTAATCCAGATGACTACCCACCAAAAGAAGAGCTAAAAGATCTTTTCTATATCGAGTTCGAGGTTGACGAGATCAAGCCGGACTTCCGCACTCAGCTTGCCGATAAGAATCAGGAGGTAGTCGAAGACTTCTTCAAGGACCAACATCGTAAACGGATGCAGAGGTTCTCAAGCGCAGTGGTGCAGGATATGGCTAAACATCTTAAGCACCTTGTCGATAGCATCGACTATCGGGGCGAGAGCAGGAAGTCGAATCCAGACTTCAAGAAGTTTCAAGAAAGCACAGTCGATAACGTCACACGTATGATCGAGGTGCTCGACAGATACAACCTTGTCGGTGACCCCAAGTGGGCTGAGGCAAGGAACAAACTCTACAACGCGATCACAGGTCGTGGAGTAACAGCGGGTATGCTCAAGGACAACGAGTCTTTACGAGTAGAAACTAAACGAACAGTGGAAGAAGTCTTATCCGCGCTTCCATCACTAAGCCAATAGATAAAGGAGAATCACTATGGCATCAGCATTACAAACAAATATGTACTCTTTGGGTTTCGCAGAGATCACCGAAGCTCTAATGGCATTGGGGCACAAGCGAACGTTACTGTTGGAGGGTCACATGGGTATTGGTAAATCATCCATGTTGACAGATCTGGCAAGACGTATGCCGGATCACACGCCATGCTACTTCGATTGTACCACCAAAGATCTTGGCGACATTATGATACCTAATATCCAGATGTTGGATGGTGAGGGCAAGTTCGTTAAATATCTTACCAACGAAGAGATCGGTGCTCACTTGGATACACCGATTATCTTGATGATTGATGAGTTGGGTAAAGCCAACAGGTCGGTGCAGAACGCACTACGTCGAGCGATGTTGGAACGCAAGATCGGTAGTTACGAGCTACATCCAGAATCTATAGTGTTTGCCACCACAAATCTCGGAGCAGAGAACGTGGGCGATCTGATCGAACCACACAAGCGTAATGCTCTGGTTAAGGTACAAGTACGCAAGCCAACCGCAGAAGAATGGCTCGTAGACTTCGCAGTGCCAAACGGTCTCAATCCATCTGTGCAGGGGTTCGTTCAAGAGTTCCCACAAGTAATGGAGTCATTCGAGAACGTGAAGGTTCCGGCAGACAATCCCTACATCTTTCACCCACAAGAATATCGAGAAGCCTTTGTCACAGGCAGATCACTGCACGCGGCATCGGACATTCTCAATACTTGCGGTCATCTGAGCAGAGATGCACTGACAGGTCTGTTGATCGGTACGATTGGGGTACGAGCGTCGATGGACTTACTGACCTTTGTAGATCTGGCACACAAGCTACCATCTATTAAAGATATCAAAGCTAATCCAGAGGGCGCGGATGTACCGGACACACCATCAGGTGTATGTATGACCGTGTTTAAGATGTTAAACGCAATACCACATGACCGAGAGCTAATCACTCCTTGGTTCAAGTACATGAAGAGGTTGGCGAAAGAACCACAAGCCATGTTCATTCAAGGTGTTGCCAAACCACACTACCCTGCACACGAGTGGGTGACTAGTCACTCTCAGTTCGGTGATTGGGCTATCTCACACAGCTATCTTTTCCACAGCGATAAATAAGGAGGAACGAATGTTTGGAGAACTAACAGAAGAGCAGAAGCTCGAAAAGAATGTCGTTAAGATATTCGGTGAGGATAAGTATCGGTATCTCTCAGGCATCTTGATGTTTGGTGATCGCCAGATATCAGACAAGATACCAACCGCGTGTACCAACGGACGCGACGAGTTGTATGGGCGTGAGATGGTTAAGAAGTTAAGTGACGCAGAGTTGCGGTACGTGATCGTTCACGAGGCCAAGCATAAAGCGTATATGCATCTCATCACATGGGACAATCTCAACAAGATAGATTCGCCATTGGCTAACAAGGCAATGGACTACGTGATCAATCTTGAGCTTGAAGACGAGAACAAGGATGACAAGTTCTGCGTCATGCCCAAGGGTGAATACCAAGGTCTGCTAGACGAGCGTTTCCGTAACATGGATACCGCTCAGGTATTTAAGATCTTAAGACAGGAACAGGAAGACGAGCACGGCAGCGGAGACGGTTCGGGCCAATGCCGTGGTGAGGATGGTGATGACGAGGCCGAGGGTCAAGGCCAAGGCCAAGATCAGGGTCAAGGATCTGATTCTGATTCTGGTGGGTCTGACACTGAAAACCAAGGGCAGAATGGGTTCGATGAACACGATTGGGATGGAGCGCAAAGTCTTACCGATGAGGAAGCTACGGAACTAAAGAAGGGTGTCGATGCCGCGATTCGTCAAGGTGTGATGGCCGCTGGCAAAGGCTCTGGAACCGACAACCAAAACATTAAAGATATTTTACAACCGCAGGTCGATTGGAGGGAGGTACTGCGAGCTTTCGCAACAGTTCACTGCTCTGGTAATGACTACGCTACCTACTCCAGACCAAACCGAAGATATCTGCATACAGGCTTGGTGTTCCCTAGTGGGATCAGTGAAACACTCGAAGAGATATGCGTGATGCCTGATATGTCGGGTTCTTGTTGGGATGTGCTCGACTATTGGGCGGCAGAGATCAAGAACATCTGCGAAGTAGTCAAGCCAGACAGACTTCGAGTTCTGTATTGGGATAACGTTGTGGCACAGGATGAGGTGTACGAGATGCACGAGCTAGATAAGTTCGTAAGTTCTACCAAGCCCAAGGGTGGTGGTGGCACTGACCCAGAGATTCTCCCTAAATATATTAAGGAGAAAGGCTACAAGCCAACCGCGGGCGTCGTCCTGACAGACGGTATTATCTTCAATGGTTGGGGCGAATGGGACATACCAATACTCTGGTGTGTGCTCGACAACAGGAATGTACAGCCTGATTGCGGTCAGACGGTACATATTAAATCAACAGACTTAATAAAGGGGATCTAATGAGAGATAGAAATGGACAAACGCCACAAGAGGCCGCTCGTGCTCGTGTGTTATTCGAGCTAAACGTAATGGCAACTGATGACTACTATCGTCGCTCCGATGATACGGACTCTTTTCATAGAGAGGTAAAAAAGCATTACGCCAAGATCAATAACACCCTCGCATATAAGTGGGGGATGGATGAAAACACTATCGATATGAAGGAGATCAAATGACAATGGAAACGGTACACATAAAAGAAGTTAGCAGCGAAACGCTGTTGGATTATCTGGCTAATGCCAAGGTCACTACCTCGTGCCTTGGACACTCTAAAGGCGAGAACAACGAAGCTCTCGTGCGTAAGTACACTAGGGAGCTTGAGTCGCGTGGGGTAGAGATACCCGATGATAAATATCTATTTAAGTATGGCGAGTTCAACGGCAGGGGGAGTTACTAATGGCTAGAGATTGGAAGTTGAATATAAATAACTTTGCAGAGGTGGAGCAGTATTACCACAGCATAAAACCTGTGATCAGCAAGAACCACAGCAAAGCGGATGACATAAGACCACTTCATAATAGGTCAACCAAGCATGAGCGCATACGCAAGATCAGCGATGATATCTATCTGTTGATGGATGGGTATGCGTATGGTGATGATGAATTTCACTGGAGGACTTGGCAAAGTCCAGCCGAAGAATATCCAAAACCAAGCGAAGATGAGATGGTTATGTTAGCCGCTATCGCGTGGATACGAGAGGGCAACACAGAGATGATAAAGATACGCAACGGTACTGGTGAGCAGTCGCACAACCGTAGGTATGCTTTCTTGGATTGGGCGTTGCCTACTGACATGAGGTTCCTACCAAACCAAGGCAAACAATACGTGTGGTATCTCGGCAAGAAATACTATTCGCCTAAATCTGAAACTGTGGGGTGGACTGCCTACAATTCTCAGAACGTCATGCGTGGCGGTAGTTTCCGAAACACTTATCAGTCTTGTGAAGATGGGATGTTCTTATTGTTCGAGCGTGAGATCGGATCTCCTGTCTGGAACATAAGTAGTCGGTATGCACCTGTCCCGGCAGAAGTGGTGGTTAAACACCGAATTAAAAAAGATCTTAAACGAGAAGTGATGAAGTACGCCGAATCTTTTTGGGATTGGGCTGTAAGTATGGGTCCGATACTACCCACTGATGATTTGAATTACGGATTTGATATGCGTGGTAAGTTATTCGATCTTGGTGTTATGAATCGTAATGGGTGGGTTCCATCAAAAGTCAAAAAAGTTCTTAGCGAACCAGATCACGAGGCTAGGCTACCTCTGTTGGTGACATTCTTGTGGGAAAGTAGCGATTTGAAGACAGCTAACAGTGTCGAAGATCTTAAAAAATGTCGTGGTCAGTTCAACAGGTGGATCAACAAAACGTGTGGTCTGATAGAAACAATAGAAGAAATAAAGGAGCACTAGATGTCAACAAAAAGTACTTTAATAGAATCAGTCAAGTCTGTCCTGAAAGATCATGTGGTAGTTACTGATCTTGATGAATTGAACAAATATGGGGCTTTCCCTCTTGAGGAATTTATGAGGAAACTGAAAGAGAAGTGGCCTGCCGTGGAGTTTGCTAAAGACAAAGGGCAACGCAATCAAGGAAAGGTTTGGGTGTACTTTCCTAACGAAACATTCTGTCGGGGGATGATCGGTTGGGATAACTTCTATGATGAATACTATGGTGAAGATCCAAACCGTTTCGGAATCTTTTCTCAGTCTATTTCTAACAACCGTTATGGTGACTCTCACAAATTGCACTACGCACGTATGAGTGCTCATCTTGATATAGCACTGTCGCACGCAATGCGGCATCTCCAACCTATCGGGGTGGTGGACTTGAACAAAGAGTATGTTCATTACACCGGCGTACAGAAAGATGCAGCTAGGAGTAATCTAGCAACGGAGTTCAAAAAACATCTTCAAGATCTTGGTCTGTCACCAGATAACAGGTATGACCCTGCGGATTCAGAGAAGCTACAGACTTTTATGCGTGTGGCGAAAGAAGCGAAGATAACATTCGCAAACAGCGAGACCGATGGTACATGGTCAGATCTCATTACTAAGTGGGATAGCTACTTCAGAATGTACAGTGACAAAGACCCCATGCGGTTCGTTATGGTTCAAAACGAGATGATGCACATCGGCTGCCCGTACAAAGAGGTATGGAACAATGCAGAACCAGTTTCGGGTGAGTGGGGCTTTACAATCGTAGATCCTAAAGATGTTAACGAAACACACGAGAATCTACAGCAGAAGCGCAATGTAGCCAAACTTCAAGTCTTAACGCAAGGCAAGTTCTATCCCAACGTGGGCATTAGGATTGAGGAGGATGTCTACTGTGTCTATTAAAATCGTAACCAAGCATGGTGATCGGATAGAGAAGAAGCGATACCGCGGTGGGTGGCTATGTCATAAAGATGTTATTGTTAATATACAACCAGATGACACTTGTTATATCGTAAAGAAAGATCTGTTCAAAGATGAGTACTATGTGGAATGTCTTGGTAGAGGATGTGTTGACTCGCCACTAAAAGATATGTACGATTCGTTTGAGGCATTACCTAGATGGATGCAAGAGAAGATTGCAAAATTGGTGGTAATCAACCAGAAAACGGAGGTGCCGCATATTGGCGTTACGATGGAACAGGGGTTAAGCTGGATTATCAAGAATTGACTTAGCGGGGTGATAAAGTCGGGCAAGCGGTAGTGTCCGACTCCTTTAAACTAGTTGATACCACTAGTAAAAGAATGGGCGTGGTGAAGTGTCAGCCCGCAGTGGGTGTAACGAGCCTAATCATTACTGACCAACTGCGCCGACTACCGCACATAATTTATTCAATTTTTGGTGGTTCGCCACCAGAAACCAGTGATACCAGTGGCAGAGAAAGATGAGCGAAGTGCAGATTACGGTCAAGCTGGACAAGGAGGAGGCACAGAGCCTTCTTGATAAAGTGGAGGAGATATTAGCTCTGCTCCAAGAAATAAAGAAAGAAGTAAAGAGTGGCAAGAACACCAGAAGCAAAAGTAAAAGCGAAAGTGACTGAGCAGCTTCGAGCCATAGGAGCTTATTACTTTTTTCCCATGACAGGAGGGTACGGTAAAGGGGGCGTACCAGACATAATCGGATGCTACGAGGGAAAGTTCTTTGGCATCGAGTGTAAAGCCAAAAAGAACAAACCCACTGCGCTACAGGAAAAGAATCTTAAAGATATTAAAGATACTGGCGGCATTGCGTTAGTGATAAACGAAGCAAATGCACACGAGGTAACAGCGATATTAAAAGGAGAAAAAGATGAGTTTTACGATTGATAAAGGAATACCGATACCGCAAAGAAGTAAGGCAAGAGGGCTATACGATAAAACACTATCCGCGATGGAAGTGGGTGACAGCGTGTTATTTCCTTGGCACACGAAAGACGGTGAGTATGCCATAAGTAAAAGGAACCAAAAAATAAGTGCTCAAGCAAATGG